TTTATTGATACCACAAAATTTGATTTTACAAACGCATATGTTAACTTAGGTCTAGTCAATGATTCTCATGAGATCCACGTAGATGCTCCTAGAAAGGGCATGGGGTATACTATGTTGATATATCCTAATATTGAATGGGGAATGAATCACGGTGGTGAGACTGTCTTCTATGAGGAAGATAGAAGTGAGATAGTATACATAAATCCATATAAACCAGGTAGAATATGCATTTTTGATGGAAGTATACCTCACTGTGCAAAACCACAAGCATTAATAGGTCCTAAGTATAGATTTACGATTGCAATTAAGTTTGTACCTATCAATCCACAAGATGATGTAGAAATACTTGAAAAATAGAGATGTATCAGGCACTACCAAAAGAATTGCATGTAATTGATAACGTAATATCTGAAGAACACCAAAATTATCTGATGGATATATTTCACGATAATTTTGCGTGGTACATGTCGCCTACCGCATATGAAAAAGATGCGGTTTGGTCTAATAGTGCTGTACTATATTCTACGGATAAGAAACAACCTGTTATGAGTCCACGTCATATACATTTCTTACCTATATTGTTTAATGCTTGTAAGGAGCAAAACATTAAGGTTAAAGAAGTATTGCGTGTACGATGTGGACTATTTTACAAGAATGCCAGTACGAGCAAGCACAGACATCATGTTGATCTACCCCTAGAACCACATAAAACTCTGATATACTATGCGAACGACAGTGATGGTCCTACAAACATCTGTGAGAAAGATGGTAAGATAATACAAAAGATACAACCAAAGAAAGGGAGATGCTTCATCATGGACGGAAGTGTTTGGCATTCATCATCTCATCCTAGAAAAACTCCTTATAGAATTGTGGTTAACATAAATTTTAAATAATGTACCAAGCACTGCCAAAAGAATTATATGTAAAGGATAGTCCCATAGCAGGTCAAGGTATCTTCGCTAGAGAAGATATTGATGCTATGATGTATCTTGGTGTGTCTCATATTATATTGGATGATGTGATATGGAGATCTCCTTTAGGAGGGTTCATAAACCATTCTGATGAACCAAACTGTATTAAGTGGTGCGAAGATAATATTTACTATGTGAAGACGATAAGAGAGATTAAGAAGGGCGAAGAGTTGTTTTTAAAGTACACATTTTATAAAGTAAGTTAAAAGTCGCTAAATATAACTGACTTCGTATATTGTCGGTAAATGGCGACTAGTTTATCCTTTAAGGATCTCAATATAACTTTTAAAAAGCATCCTGTAACTGATGACGTTGTTGTTAGTCGGGATGCTTCTGCTATTAAACAGGCAATTGTTAATTTGTTACTGACTAATAAGGGCGAGAGATTGATGAATCCTAATTACGGATCTGATATACGAAGATATTTGTTTGAACCTCTAGATTATGGTACTGCAAATCAAATCAAAGGGAATATAAGAGATACTATAGAAAGGTTTGAACCAAGAATTAGTGTTGTAAGACTTAAAGCTTCTCCAAACTATGACGATAATGGATTTGATATTACAATGACATATTCTATAAGAGGAACAAACGATTCACCAGTAACAGTAGACTTCTTCCTAAGTAGGACGAGATAATGCCATATACCCAGTTAAACAACTTAGATTTTGCTAATGTCAAGACTGCTCTCAAAGAGTATATGAGAGCACAGACGGATTTCACTGATTACGACTTTGAAGGATCCGCAATCACTCAGATTTTAGACGTATTAGCGTACAATACTTATTACACCGCATTCAATACCAACATGGTAGTGAATGAATTGTTCTTAGATTCCGCAACTCTACGGGACAATGTGGTATCTCTTGCGAAACAGTTAGGATATACTCCCAAATCTATTACAGCACCAAAAGCATCTGTCAGTATGGCACTGACATTTAGTGGTACAGCACCTGCGGAAGTATCAATCAAAGCAGGTAGTGGATTTGTTACAAACTATGATGGAAGTCTATATCGTTACGTATTAAAAGAAAACATGAGAGTATCTGTTGCAAATAATGTAGCAACATTTACAGATATACCAATATATGAGGGATCTCAAATTGTTACTAATACAGCGGTTAATTCTACTTTAAAGAGTCAAAGATTTATTATTGATAATTCTGGTGTTGATATTGGTACATTAAATGTAAGAGTCTTTCAAGCAGCAAACTCAAGTATATTCAAAGATTACAAACAAGCAAACAATATATTGGATATTGGTGCAAGTGATGAGGTATATTTTGTAAGCGAGATAGAGGATGAGAAATATGAAATATTCTTTGGTGATGGTGTATTAGGTAAAAAGTTAGAAGATAATAATGTAGTTCAAATGAGTTACATTGTAACTAATGGTACTGCTACCAATGGTGCAAAGACTTTTACGTTTAATGGTTTAATGGAAGATGAGAATGGTGCTACTATAACTCTTCCGTTTTCAATATCATCCATTAGTACCACGTCAGTAGCATCTGGTGGTGCAGATATTGAGACAATTGATAAGATCAAGTATAACGCTCCTAAGTTTTATGGATCACAGAATAGAGCAGTGACTGGTAATGACTATAAAGCAATTGTGCGGAACTTATATCCTGCAACAAGCGATGTTATTGTATTTGGTGGTGAAGAGCAAGTACCTCCTGCATATGGTAAGGTATTTCTTTCTGTCAAACCCACTGAAGCAACTACACTCTCATCATTTACTAAAAATGAATTGACACAGGAACTTAAGAAGTATACAGTTGCGTCTATTAGACCAGAGTTTGTTGATCCTTCTGTATTATTCCTAGAATTGACCAGTAACATATATTATACTGGTACAAAGACACAATTACTACCTACGGAAATAGCAACTAGAGCATCTACTGCAATAGTTGAGTATCTTAAGACATCTCAGACTGAAAAATTCAATGGTAAGTTTAGATACAGTAAATTTATTGGTGTCATTGATAATTCAGATATTTCTATTAACTCAAATGACACCACTGTCATGATGAGGAAGGATTTTATAGCACAGATTAACGCATCTTCTTATTACGAGATATGTTATCAAAATGCTTTCCATGTTGACTGTAATAATCCTGTAGTATCGTCCACAGGATTTACAGTATTTGAATTTCCAACATATACCTCATATCTAGAGGACAGAGATGGTAAATTGGTACTATATAGACTAGATCCTATAAGTGGTGATAAGATCTTATTGGATGATTCAGTAGGAACTGTTGATTATGCAAAAGGTGAGATAGAAATGACTAATTTCACTATACTAAAGGGAACTTTCTCTGACAATCGCATTGAACTAAGAGTCAAACCCGCAAATAAAGATATTGAAGTTAAACGTGAGATGTATCTAGACGTAGATGTATCAAAGAGTAAATTTGTAGCATATAAAGAAGACTAGGAATGCCTAAGACTGCTAATAGAATCTCATTTTTAATTGATTCTCAACTTCCTGATTTTATTAACGAAGAGTATGAACTGTTTGGAAAGTTCATACAGAAATACTATGAGCAGTTAGAAATTCAAGGGCAACCTTACGATATTATTGAGAATCTTGATACTTACCGTGATATTGATTTCTATGAACAAAACATACTTAGACAACATGATACTCTTGATGTTGCTATCACTAATTCTAGCGACACAATTGTATTACAAGATGCAACGAGTTTTCCAAAACAAGGTGGATACGTAAAGATTGACGATGAGATAATTTTTTATCAAACTAGAACTGACACTACATTACAGAATTGTTCTAGAGGTGTAAGTGGTAATACAACATTAGGAGATCTTTATAGAACAAGTACATTTGTTACAACCCAAGCATCTAGTCATACCAATGGATCTAAGGTATTAAATATAAGTAATCTTTTCTTGTATGCATTAATTAAAAGCTTTGAGAGTGAATACTTACATGACTTCCCTGAAGCATACCTGAATGACGCTGTTGATAAAAGAACTCTTATTAAGAATATAAGCTCATTCTACCAGTCAAAGGGAACTGATAAGTCAATTAAGTTTTTATTTAAGTGTCTAGTTAAGAATGATCCAGAACCAGAAGTTGCATATCCACGTGACTTTACTCTTAAGAGTTCTGAATCTAACTGGGTTAATAACTATTCCTTAAAAGTTAAAGTATTATCAGGAACACCAACTGATCTCATTGGTAAAAAAATTTCTCAGACAACGCCGTTTGCGTCTGCTGTTGTTGATAATGTACGTTTCAATGGTACATATGATGGAGAGGATCTATATGAGATCATCCTCAACGAAGCAAGTGTCAATGGTCAGTTTTCTATTGCTGCAAGAACTAAGTTAACAGAATCCATTCTAGCTACTGATACTGTGGGTGATAGAATTGATGTAGAGTCTACATTAGGGTGGAGTAAGGAAGGTGAGTTTACTATTGGCAATGAGACATTTACATTTGAAGATAAGAATGTAAATCAGTTTGTTATTAAGAGTAGAGAAGGAACTACAACATATCCTGTAGGAACTTCTGTAACCTATGGTGCAAATGTATCTGGATCAAATGTAACATTGTTAGTCTATGGTGTCTTATATAATGCGACTAATGAGACAAACTCACCATATTCAAATGCAGGTGATATACTTGAGATATCTGAGCCAGGTTTTGTAACAAATGATATAAAGATTTTTGATGCACAGAACAATCTTCGCTGGGCGTTGCCTGGTGCTTCTCCAGTCATTAGTGACTTAAACACCAATGTATCAGCCATCTATGAGGATGGTGAAGGTTATTACATAGCTTCTTCTGGGTTTCCTTCACATGCAGTGGGCACAGCAGGCCAACCAGCTGATACAAAAGATCAAAAGCAATTAAAGATTATTAGAAAGACACCTATTTCTACAACTGAGATTTATGAAACTAAGTTTAGAGATGTAGGTATTGCAACAAATGGTATTCCATTTGCAAGTTACAAAGATTCTGATGTTGTATTTAATGGTGCTCTTCAAACTATTACTGTTAACACTCGTGGTAATGG